CTGGATTATCGGTAGTGACTTGCGCCTGAAAGCGCGGCAATAAAGTGTCCTTGTATCCACGCAAAATCCATTCCTCGCAAATGACAATTGCATACTGGATTAAAGCCTGTTCGTGTTCACGCCACATAACTGAGCAGGGGTGATTGCGCCAACCTTTACTTTCACCTCGGATGGCGGTCAGTATTTGTAATGCTTCAACACGCTGCTTGCCTAAGCGTTTGTAATCTAGCACTTGCGCTGACTGAGTAAAGTCTGCATAGGGAAGAAATGTCTGCATTTATTTTGTCAAATTACTAGCGAAAAATTAAAAGACATTTCAATGTCTTGATTTTGCAAGCGACTAATAACCTCATCTTCTACATCGCTTGTTGCGGCAAACTTGCCTGATTCTCGATTAAAGTAAATAGTGGCTTCCAGACCGTCACCTGTTATTGAAACATCTGTATCCTCTAAAGAAAGTTCTGTGTTGCCATCATCTCCCATATTTGATAATTCAGAACATTCGGTTTCAATAAGTTCTTGGATTTTTTCAATAACTTTTTCTTCTATTAAACCAGCAAGGTCGGCAAAACTATAACCGTCTATTTCAATTTGAAGTTTCTTAATTACATTGCTTGCCATTTTATTTGCCTTCCTTTACTTTTGAACCCCAGCAAGTTGAGCAGAAGTTGAGTGATTTAACTGCAAGTGCAATTAGAAAAAACTTTTCTTGGCAGTTGTAACAAGTAACAGTTTTGTAGTCGTTGGTTAGGATGCTCATGATTAAGCACCTACTTTCATCATTGAGTCAAGATTTGCAAGGCAGTTTTTGCACATTGAATCCACATTTACTGTAGTTAGATTTAATGGAAACAAATAAGACTGGCGGCGACCGTTGCGGCTATAAGTTACACCGCATAAAAGATTGTTTTGACGGCAAGCGCCAGCAGATACATGAACAGTTTTGCCGCCCTTGCCTTGCTTCATAAAAATTGTATCTGCGTTGTTAGTAATTTCTTGTATTTGTTCTACTGTAACCTGCATTTTTTTGCCTTTCGTTTGTAGGGCGTTGTTGCCCTGTTGGAACAACCATAAACCACCTTGTAATGGTTTGACCCAGTAAACGATAAAAGAATTGTAACAATTTGATAACTTTCTTGGTCGGTGGTTAGCCACGATTAACTAGAAATCGGCGGTCTAGGACAGCGCTACGCAGCAGTCCAGACCTTCCGAATGGTAATAGGTCGGGGTGCGGGGTGATGCGCTTAGAACCGCCGCTATGCCTTTTCTGCCAATCTAGACAGAAGAAGGCATAAAGAAACCCGCACCAGCCCTTGACGCGGGTTTCTAAACCTACTAGCGAGTAAGGAGAGCGTATGCCCGATTCTTTAATGCCTCGCCTTGACCTGTGATGATTCGTTCGGCGCGGACAAGTTGCTCGTCGCCATTTGTACGAACTGGTTTAAACCAGTCCGCATATTCCGCAACGGCGTTGTAAGCCGCCCAGCGTGTCTGACCAGCAATTTTCTGAGTTGGTGCTTCCCAGAGATTCATCAAGTCATTCTTGGCAGTTTCAACAGCATTTGTCAAGCCGCCCTGCTCACCTGTGTTCTTGAAGCGGTCGGGCATAAGAACATCAATAAACTTGCCGTACTGGTCTTTGTTCATTTCAGAGTCAATTAGTTCATTGACTGCAGTTTGGAAGGCATCTTCGTAGACATGGACTAGACCGAGTGCCGCATGAGCCTCAGCAATCTTTCCAGAGGATGTTTTTGTGTGGCGAAGTGTAAATGTAGACCTTGCGCTTCTAAGGGCGAAGCGGATTTGATTAGTACAGGCTAGACGGATTGGAGTTACTGCCGCCGTGAATGCCTTTGTGCCGTCATGACTGGTAGTAACCATTAGGTACATATCAACTGAGTCGGTTCCGTCAATGAACTTTAAAGATGACGGCATTTTCATATTGACAAATACTTGGCGACCTTCACGGATTGAACCAGCAGAAGAAAAAGTAGCACCTGAATCATCCGCTAGATAATTCAAAAAGGAGAAGGCTTCTGAATTTTGGATAGGTTGATAGGATTTACCAACAACGCCAAGTGCTTCTGGCGCTTGGTCTGGCATCTGGCGATATGTAATGAACTTGTCTGGGAAAGAAATATCCTCAAACCCGTCATTTGTTAGAACAGTTGTTCGGACTGATTCAGTTGATTTCTTAACTTGCCAGTTTAGGTTGCTCATGTTTAGTGCTTCCTCAACGGAATTGACACCAAGTGTTACTACGCCTAAGCGACTTGCTGGAATTGCGCGAGCAACCCCTTCCACTTTTACTTTTGTTTCCATATTACTTACCTGCCTTCTGAATTAGTAAAAAGTATGAGCGGCTGCCCAGACTTAGTATTCTTGATGCATATTCGTTACCGAATAGTCTTGCTTCCTTCATATTCTTAGAATCAACCGCAAGTGTTACGCGCGGTGCGTTGTCATTTTTAGCAACGATTTGAACAATGTAACGAGTTTCAGCCTTTGATTTTTTAGTAAGTTGGGAATCTGTAAGCATTATGCAACCTGATTTTGTAGAATTGAAGAATTGTGCCATTGGTAAGTTGCAGCCTCTTTGTGCCAGTTGATTAGTGTGGTAAGACGCTTTCCAAGATAATCGTAAATCTTCCACTCGTTTTCACCAGTAGTATCGTAAGTAATTGTAACAGAAATTGACTTACGGCTAAGAAAAAATGCAGCAGTTGTTGTAAACTCTGTTGCGTCAATGTAACGCTGAACACGATTTTGAACCTTGTCATACATTTTTTGATTAATGTCTTGCTCAAAATCAAACTCTACTAATACTGTTGCGGTTTTGTTTTTTGTAGTCATAATTAGCAACCTACCTTTAGTGAAAGTAGTTGAGCGTGAAGATTTACTAGGTGTTGATTGCCTTTTAAGTCGTTTTTTGCTACATACATTTTCAAAACATGAGCAAGAAATTCAGAATCATTAGCATCTAGTGTTACGGTTTCGTTTGTAGACATTTTTTTGCCTTTCGTTTGGTGGGGATTTGTTTCCCCGTTGGTACTACTATAAACCATCATGTAACACTTTGACCCAGTTTCTTGATAACTTTTTGATAACTTTTTGCGGGGCAATCCCCGCGCCAGCAGGGAATCCCCGCACCAGTTGGCGGTGGCTCCGCCGTCTAGCGTTCATTTTAGGTGGTTATACTCGCCCTATGACCTACTCATCCATAGATATCCGTTGCGGCGGTTTGTCCGTTTCCGTAGCAACTGAACTTGCCTACCCAGATGCAATGGACGATTTATGCTCACGAACATTAGGTTTATTTAAAGAAGGCGCAACTATTGCTAAAGAAAATGGAATAGACATTTCTAATATGCGCTTAATTACGAGCGATTATGGTGACGAACTAGAGGATGACGACTAATCCAGCCAGATTTGATACTGCGCTGTAACGCGACCCTTAACTGGGTCAATAAAATGTAATCGCTGTGAAGGAACTCCGCTTACTGCCATTGAATCTCTTGCATATCTATTATCTGACTCAGTAGAACCTGTCCAATAAATACTTCCAGTCTGGTCGCTCATAGGTTCCTGAGCAAATCTATGATAATGACCTAAATAAATATCTTGGAAACTCCACTTAAATGCTCCTGCTTTCCATCTATTGCCAGCCGCTTGCCAAGCCGAAGGTGAAGCAAATCCTGCTCGCCCTACTTCGTCACCGTGCATAAGTAAAGCGCGATAATTTCCAATTTCAACTTTTTGGATATCTTCTGGGCAGTCTTCCCAAGTTAATCTTTTTTCATCTACTAATAATTGACGAGCAAGTTCATAGCACATTCTGTCAAAATTATCACCTTTAGGAACATGGTCGCGCTTGCTTCCAATTCTTCCATGATTTCCCCACTCGGCAACAACTGTTACTTTATTAAACTTAGTTAAAATGTATCTTACAAAATCAACCATTAGTCTTGAAACAGTTGTGTATTGCTCAAACAAACTTGAATCAACTTCCCATAATTGAGCAGGATAATTAAATAATCCTTCAACCATGTCGCCGCCAAACATAATTACGCAATCTTTAACCGCGTGGTCTTGTCTATGTATTTCAGTAATTTTAGCGGCTTTATGTGCAAACTCCATAACTCGCTTTTTCATAACTTCTGAATTGTAAGTTGTTGTTACTTTTGACCCTTGCCAATCGGTAGCATGTAGCAAAGCAACTTCGTCTTTAGCCTTTGTTGGTTTAAATATTGGATTTTCAACAGGCGTAATTGGTCCCATAGCCAGCATCGCTTCATAGACTGCCCGAGTTACCGCCACTGTAATTTCTTCTCGTTGTTGTTTAACTCTAGCCAATTGTTTTTGAGTGCTGACCAACGCTTTGCGCAATTCATTTATCTGCGGGTCGGCGGCTACAATTTCATCTTTTATTGAATCTTTAAGACTCATGTTGTCTGGCAATCTCTAAGCCATGAAGGACATATCCTTGTTTATCTAGCCAAGAATCTTCGTGGGTAGGATTATTAAAAAGTCTAACTGTCTTTAACACATCCATAAGCAAGGCAACTTGATACGCTGGAATTGGGTCTATTCCTAAAAGCGTTCCCCAGATGGTCCCAATATCCGTAAAGTTTACCAAAGCATCCCCGTACTCGGCTTGGCGTTTATCTAGCATTGTTTTTAGTTTTTGGGGCATCGACAATTTCCACTTCTGTGATTGGCAATTGACTCGTTGCTAGTTTTGTGTCCTTCAACTCGTAACGCTCTCAAAATAATTCTTTGAGCCACGCCTTTTTGCCAAGCATTTTCCAACGCTATCTGGTCTTCTTTAGACAAAGAATCTACCAACGCTTGATAAATACAGACTTGACCAGCGCCTGAAAATTCTTTTAACTTGTCCGCTAAACCCATGTTGGCCTCCTGTGGATAATTGTAGGGGATAACTATTCAGAAACCCTGCATTCTGATAGTCCAATTATTGCTTTGCTTGGGTGACGGAACTTCCCCC